CGATATAACCACACAAGTATTAGACACCTTACCCCATTTAGTAAGTCCCATTTCTATTATATGTAAATCAAAATAGATTTCTTCACCCTTACCAGGTAAGGCTCTTTGTTTAGTAATAACTGCCTTTCTAATACCCTCCTTTTCAGCTACCTCAATCTCAGTATCAATATGCGCTCTGATGCCGGACCAACCTCTTCCGCCTTTAGCTGCGTCCTTTCCTGAATGATGAATGACCATAACGGAAGCCACTAAAGCGTTCATGAGAAAGTCAAACCTCTGCATGATCGGCCCCATGTCCGTACCTGAATTTTCATTAGCACCTGCGCTGATTCGTGCAAGCGTATCACCAATGACCAGTTTACAAGTGGTGTTGGTTCTTTTCTCAGCGTCTTTAATAAGCGCAATCACTCGATTAACGTCTACATCACCCTCATGAAAATTAACGGGTACTTGTACGATCAAAAGATTTGATACGACACACTCGTGATACTTCTGATAAGCCTGTACACGCGCCTTAACGGTTTCAGGGGATTCAGTAGCCAAATAGACCACTAACCCTGCCTCAGTTAGTCTATCCATCCACGGTACACCTCTAGCAATAGCACACGCCATGTCAATTGCGAAAAAGGTTTTACCTGAATTGGAATCACCATAAAGAACACTGATGGTCCTACATGCCAGAACGGATTCGATCAGTTCATCGGGTGGTACAAACTCTGTTGGGAGTTCATCAGCAAACACCGCACCCATTGCATCAAATAGATCTTCATCTTCTTTAATAAAGTCTTGTGAAAACGGATCAATCGTTTGGTACTTACGTTTAGCTGAACTTACAAGATCAGGAATTTGTTTGCGTCTGGACACCCACCGATCATCATGAACAGACTCGGAGCTATCCATAAGACCGCGCAAATGATTAACAACAGCGCCAGGATGAAGACCGCCACCAATAAGAGAGGCAGCAAGATCCCGCAAGGAATCATGATAAACCTCTCCTGTAATGATTCTCCTGACGAGTTCAGCGTGTCGCTTATCTTGCGGTACATTAACGATTTCCCCTGTAGCTTTATCAATCCTCTTGTCTGTTCTAATAGCATACGCTAACGATTCAAAGCCGTTCAGCTCCCTAAGTGCGCCTTCATTTTTAATTGTGTTACCTGTGAGGGTCAAATAACGCTCGTTGGAATACAGCTCAACATTCAGGCCATCCCATGTACCCTTACAACCTTGTGCTAATGGTGTACCGATACCAAACGCTCTAAGACCATGCCCTGAAGGACTGATCTCAACATAGGACGCGCCTAGATGCTCCATGAGGCTGAGTGATTCTTGTGAGGGCTTACCGTTTGTTACGCAGTGGTCAATGTCTACGCCGTTAATCCCATCACCGTTTAAAACAAAGCCAATCCCTGTATAAGCGTCTGCGTCTTGATAGCGCTCTGAAAAAGCATCCATAGCCTCATCATAACTGGCCCATGTTTCTGGGTTCGTTGAGCTGGCTTTACTGTTGAGTGTTTTTGCGTCATAAGGAATTTTTCTTCCCGTTTCATCGCGCCACACAACCCAACGATCTAATTCCTTTAATTCTTGTGGGACTTTATTTAGGTTCATTCTCTCTTCCTTCTAGGTAATCACTAATGGCTTTTACGGCTACATAAGAAGGATTGACAGTTCGCCGCTTCGCAATGTCTTTAACCGTGTTGTAGTGTAGCCCTGTAGCCTCTGCAACGATCATTAAGCGCCGATCTGATAAAGCGTATCGAATTTGCTCAAGCGTCATCATGTGTAATTCCCCTGTTAAAAAATGTTAATCAAGTGTTGACAGCATATATGAATTAGTCTTATGATTCAACTGCCGTCACAACTTGCATCGTGCAAACCGTGACATAAGGAGCAATAAATATGGGTAAGAATTCATTGAAGGAAAGGCTTTACGAAAAATTAATGCCTATTCCTGAGGCGGGATGCTTTATTTTTATGGGTTATATAGAGCCATTTGGTCACGGCAAGATTGCCATCGAAAATGGCAAGAATGAAAGAACTCATAGAGTTGCTTGGATCTTGGAATATGGAGAAATTCCTGAGGGAATGTGCGTTCTTCATAAATGTGATGTGCCAAGTTGTTGCAACGTAAATCATCTTTTTCTTGGTTGCAGAAGCGACAATAACAAGGACAAAATGAAAAAGCTGAGAGCCTCAAAAAAGCTTACAAAAAAAGCAGTCATTGCTATAAGAGATGACGAGCGACTTTATAAAGAAATTGCTGCTGATTATGACATATCCATCAGCATGGTTTCGCAACTTAAAACAAAAAAATCATGGGGTTTTATATGAGTATCAATCTAAAGACAACTTCCGGGCTACACGCGAACGGGGTTAAGTTGCTCGTGTACGGACAAGCAGGTGGCGGAAAAACTTCGCTCATACCTACTTTACCTAACCCAATTGTTCTAAGCGCTGAAGGCGGTCTGTTATCCATTGCGGATGCGGACATACCTTTTATAGAAATTAGTTCAATGACGGACCTTACAGAGGCTTATGGGTGGTTGACAGAATCTAAGGAAGCAGAAGGTTATCAATCTGTAGCACTTGATTCAATTAGTGAGATTGCTGAGGTAGTGCTTAACACGGAGAAAAAGCAAACGAAAGATCCTAGACAGGCTTATGGGGCTATGCAGGAAGCCATGACGGACATTATTCGCTCGTTCCGTGATTTGCCGAACCGCCATGTGTATATGTCGGCCAAGCTGGATAAGTCCCAAGATGAAATGGGTCGTATTTTGTATGCACCTTCCATGCCTGGTAATAAAACAGGACAATTGCTTCCGTACTTCTTTGATGAAGTGCTTGCGCTCAGGGTTGAAAAAAACGCGGATGGTGAATCTACTCGTGCGTTGATGTGCGATTCTGACGGGCTTTGGTTAGCTAAAGACCGTTCAGGAAAGCTAGAGGCATGGGAAGCGCCTGATTTAGGAGCTATTATTAAAAAGATTGGAGGTAAATGATGATAAATAGATTAGCAACTGAATGGATCACGGCAAAGGAAGCGGAGCGGATAGCGGTAGAAAAGCGCCGATCTATTGAGGATCAGCTAAAGCTACATCTGAAGATACAGGAGCAAGATGAAGGGACCATTTCACACAAAGATGATGTATACACCATCAAGGCCGTGTGCAGAATGAACCGCAAGATTGATTCTGAGAAGCTATTAGCGATTGCAGGTCAAAACGGCTATGCTGATCAGTTGGCTAATCTTTTTAGGTGGAAACCTGAAGTGATTCAATCCGCATGGAAATCCGCTGATCCTAAGATGATACATACACTCAGCGCCGCCATCACAATGGAACCAGGGCGTCCTTCTTTTTCAATTACAACAATAGGTGAATAACAATGGCATTACTCAACAACGTATTTGAACTTTCATCAGTACCTGAGCGCGAAGAGCGAAACAACGACTTTACGCCAATTCCTGCGGGTTGGTACACGGCTATGATCATGCGTACTGAGATTAGACCCACAAAAAAAGGTGGTGAGATGATTAACATCAGGTATGACATCACAGGCCCTGAGCATGTTGGCCGTGTTGTATTTGGAAACATCAACATCGCTAATGACAACCCAGTAGCCGTACAAATTGGCCACGAGCAATTAGGCCAAATTCTTAGGGCTATTGGCTTGGACCGTTTGCGTGATACTGATGAATTGTCGGGTCATACATTGCAAATTAAGGTTGAGGTGCGTAAGTCTGAGGGTTATCCTGATGCTAACGAGGTGCGAGCATGGAGAGCCGTTCCATCTAGCATACCCAAGTCACCCTTTGCGGACCTCAAAAGCGATCTAGGAGCGGAACCCGCACCTAAGAAAGCGTCAACAGCTAAAGCTAACCCACCCTGGGTAAAGTAACGATTGTCTCCCTCTCTGGCGGTCTTAATGGCCGCCTTTTTTTGAGCTAAAAAACATGAACATTCAAACCTTAATAGATGCTCACCATGAAAATTTACGAGAACCACCGCGTAGTCACTTGGGATGCTCCACGCTCGGACATCCATGTGATAGATGGTTATGGCTGTCGTTTCGGTGGGCTGTGGTGGACAAACCCGGTGGACGAATATTGCGTATTTTTAGAAGAGGCCAGCTGGAGGAACTACAGGCTATTAAAGACTTACAATCCATTGGTTGTAAATTCAGCCATGCCCAGAAGCGTGTGGAGTTCGGTTCTAACGTATCCGGTTCCCTGGATGGCATAATAGAAGGTGGTTTACCTGAGCATGAGTTAAAGCGCTTTGTGGTTGAGTTTAAGACGCACAATAAAAAGTCATTTGATGAACTAGAAAAGAAAGGAGTTGAACTCTCAAAGCTAACGCACTGGGTCCAAATGCAAGTGTATATGTTGGGAACACAGATTACCCAGGCGCTCTATTACGCCACTTGTAAAGACGATGACCGTATCTATACCGAAATTGTTGAGCTAGATGCGGACAGGGCTACGTACTACGTTAATAGAGGCAAGCGCATTGCCTTGTCTGATTCGATGCCTGAACCAATCTCAATCAATCCTAGTTGGTATGAGTGCAAGTTCTGTCCCGCATGGGAGTTCTGCCATCAAAGTAAATTAACCAAAGAGGTTAATTGTCGTACATGCGCTCATTCCACAGCCACAAAGGATGACCAGTTTACGTGCGCCCAATTTAATAATGAGCCTATGCCGGTTGAATGGCAAAGACAGGGATGCACTCAGCATGTGCTACACCCTGATTTAGTTCCTTGGCCCAGATCCGTCAGTAAGGTTGAGGGTGAAGCTGTTTATATTATTGACGGTAAAGAGGTGCGTAACGGTGAGCCGGATGCGTATGTGTTTAGCAGTAAGGAATTGATTGCTGATCCCACCGCCTGTGCCAATCAAGATGATCGGGTGCAAGAAATTCGAGAAAGTTTTAATGCAAAAATAATTGAAAAAAGTGTTGACATTGATACGTAGTGGTCTTATTCTTATATCCAAGCCACGGGGCTAACAACAAAAACACCAACTTGGAGACAGACAAATGAACAATTATAAAATAAAAAAAGTAAACAAAAACGGGCTTAACTTTATTAGAGAAATTCTTGATCAATATCACATTAACCCACAAAGAGCTTGCGAAAAAGAATATGCAAAAGACGTTGAATTTGCGTTAACTGAATTATGTGACCCAATTTTTGAAATAAAAGCATTACATT